TTACATTTGAAAGTGTTTGCGCTGTGGCTGCAAGAGTAGCAGCAGAAACTATCGTGGCTATCGAACTAAAATTTCTTGATACTGAACCAGACATAATTACGCTCCTTCATACCCTGAGAAATCATCCCAGAGTGAATTTACTGTGAACTCAATATCACCGTCAACCGGAGTTTCATCAGCATTAAGTGTCGCTGCTATAGTAGCGTTAGTGACTACAGCAATAACCATTTGCTGAACATTTGCTTCACCGGCAAGAACCTTGTCAGCATACGCTTTTCGCTCGGTATGGCCAGGTGTTACGGGGTCTTCACCTATAACATTGGTGGCAGCCCGCATCATAAAGAATTTTACTCGGTCTGGGTTGCCTTCGCCTTTTGTCCAAATCATACATTTTTTTGACAGCATACGTTCTCCTCATTGTATTGTTATTAAAATATTCTTTACATTAATTTAATTATACCATTGACTATGGCAGTTATTAGAGCAATACCAAACATTATTATCAATTAAAGCATAATGGGCCATTAGATTATATCCAGTGTATAAGTTTCCATGATATTCAGTTCAAACCTTCAGCTTTACCTCTTAGAAAAGCAACGTCTTCTTTTATTTGAGAAATGTTAGTCACTACACAATTAATGTTTGACCGATGCTCATTACTCTCTTTTCCGATTCTAGTTCTAAAATCAATGCAATCAGGTTTATCAACTTTGTTATCAAGTTTATCTTCAAGCTTTGAAGTATTGTCTCCTTTTGACACAAACTTATTTATCAGCTTAATCAACTCTTTAATAACATAGTACGAAATGAACACTGCTGCTCCCCATTTCATCATTGGCTCAGTCAATATTTCATTTCCAACCATTATTTTCTCCTATACACATTTTTTGTAAAATTCTATGGCACTGTTACATTTATTCTTGATGAATCAAATTCGGCTATTGCATTTGCAGATATAGCAATGTTTGATGTACCTACTGCAGGTGTGACAGTATCTATTGTCAATATAACACTGGATATACCCTGTACAGAGAATACAGGTGCATAAAAAGACTGGAATATCACATCATCATTTGCTTCTAATGTATTACCTAAAGCAAGAATAGCTGCAGATACTTGTGCTATACCATCTGCAGGGAATGTCTCTTCAGTATTAAGTGTTAATATTGCTTTTACGTAGATATCTACAGGTGTTGGTCTTGAAAAGTATATTGTATGAGTTTGACCTTGTGAATCAACAGCGGTTCCTGAATCTGCAGTTGCTGTGTATGTAGCTATTCCAGCAGGTTTTGTATCCCATATTTTTTGTGCAATTTCATCAGCATCACCACCAACTACAATTGCTTCGAATGAATGTGGTGGTCTTCCGTCGCCATCAACTACATCATCATCATTCTCAACAATTGAAGCACTTGTAACTCCAGTTACTTCTTGGAGTATCCTTGACTCCATTGCAGGTATTGAGCCACCACCAGAAATTTGAACTGAATTTGCTCTACGTATTCTGAAATCAGTGTCACTTTCAATGTCAAGTCCTACAGCCCCATCCTCAAGGTTATCGACATCATTCAATCCTGAAATAGGAGTTTCAATGTTAGTTACTGAATTAGTTGGTGCCTGAATTGCACCTGAATTTACGCATTCACATTCAATAGGATTCCAATGCTTATCTACATCCAAGTTTGCTGAGACACTGGATATGGAAAAGATAGTGTCATTGTCAGTAACTAATATGACAAGTGCAGATCCAACTATTGAGACCGTCCATATACTTGCAATATCGGCATCAATTTCAGCCTTAAGTCCTGCAAGTATCTCTGCTTCAGTGGCTGATGCATCTGATGTGTATGAGTATGTAGTTGAATTAAGATCAAATGAGTATAGTGTTGTATCTGCAACAGTATTTACAGACAATTCAACTTTAAGAAGTGTTGATGCTGAAACTGTTATTGATTCTTTTGTCTGTACAAGTTCATCACTACCTTGAATTCTGAATAACATTGGTGATGAAGGTGAATTATCCTGTGGTATTATAGTGCCTAATGATGCTTCAACAACACATATCACCTGTGTTTTAGTAGCTGCTTTTCTTGCAACACCAACAAGATCAGAAACACCGTCAAGTGAAAGACCTTCAGAACTTGCAGGATATTGAGAGTAATAAACATCTTCAGAAAGTTCCCAATGTAATGCATCTCTTTCTGACAATACACCAATTATTTGACCAAATGTGCTTTGTGGCGATGTGTCTATTGCACCAAACACTGCACGTAATGAATCTTCCAATTCTTTTTTTATCACAGTCAATGGCTTCTTTACGAATCCATCTGGTGTCAAGCCATAAGTAGTCATTTAGCAGTTTCCTTTAGAATAGAGATTCGTTAATAGATATGAAATCTTCACCTGAACGAACCTTAAAAGATATTGAAAATTGTCTAGTAGCAGCATTGAAAGATGAATTAAATTCCAAAAGTTCATCCACACCTTCAGTCTCAACAATAGAAACTTTGAAGATACTTTCAATATTAGGGATGTCAGGATTTTTTACAAGGATGTCTTTGTAATACGGTAAACCATTTGACTCATCCAAGAACCAATCACCTTGATAAGCTTTGAGATTTTGACGAAGCCTTTGTTCAACAGAGTCTGTTCCTTGCGTTAATTTCAAATCCAACTCATTTAAAAGAAGATCACCAGTATCTTTGTTTATTGCCAGATCCATTATTGACCCTTAACTTTTGAAGTTAAATGAGAGTCACCCATCAATGTAGTTGGCAATGCAACACCTGGTGTTCCTGGGTCTGGTGCACCTGTTCCTGTAGCACCACAAGGAGAACCAGTCAATGTAGGAACTGGGCCACCTGGCGTAACATCTACAAATGCATGCACATGACCATTGAATAAATTAACAAACTCTTCATTTACAAGTTTCTTTAATGAATCAGATCCAACTTGTATATCACCACCCTTTTTTATAGTAACCTTTTGTCCTTCATGTGTCATTTCCATGTCTTCATTATTAGAAGCTATAGTTCCTTCAACAAATGAGAATAAACCTGGTATCGCTATTGCATCTGTCAAATCAAATTTTCTCTTATCACCTGGTTCTGAATCTTCACCTGATGAAAGGTATCTTTCCATTGCACGTTGTGAAAATACTATTAAGCATTTATCACCTTTTCTTAATGGGAATGTTATACCGCTTCTTGATGTTCTGGGAAACACAGCAGGGACATTTTCTATTATAGGTATCTCAAGAACTGCCCCATCAAGGAATTTCTTTTTTATTAAAGGTTTTACAGACACCTTGCTTGTTTCGAAGTTATATGATTCTATTTGTCCTGGAAGACAAGTATTTATTCCTGACAAAAACACTTGGAGAACATTCTCAATTGCTTGTGTCAATGATGAAGAACCTTCAGCCATTTTGAACAACCCCAATTGATGAATTCCATGATGAAATCATTTCTGTGTCACCTTGATGACTAACAGATATTATGTTGAATATAGAATCTTTAGGTATTTGGGAGCTTGAAATTGAAATCCTACCCCCTGGAAGTAACTTAGGTTGAAGCAATGATTTGACACTCCATCCTGATTTGACTTTAGTGCTTTGTCCTTTAGCAACTCTATCAGAGTTTTTAGTTTTTTCAGGAACACCTATCAAACCAGTCAATTCTGAAAGTGATATGATTGCATTGCCATTGTTTGAATCATAGTTAAGTATCTCAATTTGTCCATTCTGTACAGACCATGTTAGACCAAGAAAGTCAGTTACTTTTGACATAGCATCTATTGATCTTCCAGAGAATGAGAATGCATTTGCATATTTATTATCGACATGTGACGATGAAACAAACGTGTTTGGTAGATTTATTGACTTAAGAATCTCTTTCAATATAGCGAACCCACTGGTGCCACTTGTTCTTGAAATCGATATCCTAGATGTTGATAGCTCTTTTTGACCGTCTTGAGCCTCAATTGTAGTTACAACAAGAGGTTTTTCAATTGAAGTGTATATGTCTGTGACATTCCCAACAAAAACAGTTTCTTCACCATCACCATCAACGTATCCAGCATTAAGAACCACTTTTTGTGTAGTTCCTTCTAGAATGCTTCTGGTTGTTTGTGACATATTGTATATTTTAATAGTTGCAGAATTAGGATCTTTATCAAGATTTTTATTGACTTCAAATGATATTCTTAAGTCACGTATAACTATTGCAGCCTGACCGGATTGTTCAGATATTTGCAATGATGCTGATCTTCTATATTGTGTCATAATTCAGATTCAGGTGTGTAAAGTATTTGAACATTGTGACCAAAATTGTCTCTATCAACATCTACTTCAGTGTCTGTAGTGTCAAGTGCATACATCTCCCCTGGAGGTAAACCGTATCCTTTGTAAAGTCGTATTAGTTCATAGTTAAGAACAACCTTTAATCCACCGCATATAAGTTCATCATCCAGTGTCCAAAATGACATTGACCAAAAGTCACCACGACCATTATAATCGAACTTAAGAGTATACTGAACATCATCGAGTATGACATTCTGTTTGAATCTTGCGAATTCTGGAAATAGTGTTATTTGAAAAGACATTAGCCGAACAACCTGTCAAATCCTTTTTTAAGTTTTGATCTTTTATCTTCCTGAGATTCTTTTGCAGTTTGTGTTGATTGATTGCTTTTATCAGTTGTACTTCCAGCTATATCCTTTACACTTTCACTACGTGCAGGTAGCTCTATTGTTTCAGTATCAACAATTTGTATTTTAACAAATTCTGCTGTGAATCGTAACGAATCACCAGTTGAAACATCACGTGGAAAACTTAAAGATGTCATCATCATTGATGTGTAAACTCTTAATCCTGTAGTGACATCAACTATTTGAGGTTGAACCTTTTCACCATTAATCTTTCTTCCTGATACCAGAAGCAAAAAGTCTCTTGCAACTTCAACATTACTTTGTTTATCATCTCTAGAAAAACTCTTGAATGTGACTACATTTTTTACTGCTTTGAATATTTGAGTTGCATTTTGTGCAAGACTATTCACAGGATGATTTGTTATGAATCCATTTAATGTTATCCTGTCTGGTGATATACGAACATGATCAGTTATCTCAGACCCATCCTCAATAGGAAACATTGAAACATCATTTGTGTATGAGTGATCCTCTGAAATTGATGCATCAAGGTTTAGTATCCCAACAGTGGTGTTACCTATTGATGTTTTCTTTTTTGTATTATAAAGCAGTGATAATGCCATTATTCACCTATAACATTTGCATTTATAGTTTTTGCTATTTCTTTTCTAACAGCATTTTGTGCAGCAATTTCAACATAGTTTATCTGTTCAGATGTCTTACCATCAGGTATAGTCATCATAATGTTAGATTCTACAGTGACATCAGTTCGTATTGTTCTTTTCTTATTCTCAATGCTTGATTGATTTGAAATTTGAGTTGTTCTATCTGTACCAGAACCTTTGAATAAACCTTTTCCCATATCTATTAGTTTAGATATGCCAAGTATGTCAATAGTATCTTTAAAGTCACGTTTCAATCTTTCCCAAAATTGAAGCAATCTTTGTCTAAGGACTTCCATTCCATCCAAGAATCTATCAAAATTTCCAGTAGTAATGCCTTCCCAAAAACCTGCAAATATCTCACCAATTTCTCTAAGACCTGTCCTTATTTTTGCAGAAAAATCAACCCATGTACCAAGGAATTCCCCTATTAATGAGTCCCCACCCTGAACCCATGTCTTTATATCATCATATACAAGGTACAATGCATATCCAATTAGTGCAATAGCAGCTGCAATAAGAATAAACTTTGCAGTAAGTAGCAGAATCACTGGAAGTAAAGGTGCAATTACAGCCATGAAGAATGTCCATGCTGTTACAAGACCCATGATTGCAACAGCAAGGGTTCCTATTAGAAATACTAAAGGGCCAATAACAAATGCAAGTGCACCCATAACAACAATTATCTTCTTTGTCATTGGTGATGTTTTATCAAGCCACTTAAGAAATCTCATAAGAACCTTAACAACTTTATTGAGCATAGGAATCATAACTTTTCCAAACTCAACACTTACATCATTGAATCGTGCTTTAAGTTCTCTAAGCTGGTTTGCGGTCATTTGTGATGTTCTTGCATAATCGCCAATTGCATTTTTGCTTTGTTCCATTGCAAGAGAAAGAGTTGCTTGTGCACGTGCTTGTCTGTCAGTCTCAAAAACAAGACCTTTTGCACGTAATTCTGCAGCTCTTTTCTTAACATCAGTTTGAAGTATCTTGATGCCAAGAGCAGTCAAAGATTCAGTCTCACCTAATAAACCTTTTGTCAAAGCTATGCTTGCTCTTGTAGCTCCACCTTCTATATTTGTGAATGATGCTAAATCAACACCGAGTTTTTGAACTTCACTTGAAAGTCTTAATGTTTCTTTAGAACTGAATCCGAATCCAGCAAGTAAGTCACCTGTATCTGAAAGTAATTTTTTAGATTCATCTCTAGAAAGGCCATAACTTTCAGTCAAAGTTTCAGCCATTTGTTGAGCATCTCTTGAAACTTCTCTGAATACAACTCCGAATTTTGAAGCTGTCTCTTCAGCATCAATTGCAGCTTTGGTGAATTTGTATCCTAAAATACCAAGCGGTAATGAAACAGCAGCTGACATCTTCAAACCAAAGCCTTGCATTGCTTTACCGGCTTGAGTGATGTTTCCAGTCAATGCATTAATTTTCTGCTTTGTTGCACCAATGCTTTGATTGAACGCAGTGAGCTTGGCTGTATCTACCTTAAAACCAAGTTTTGTTATTAGTGATCTAACAAGCATTATTACTCTTTATTCTTCATACTTTCTTTTTTTATTGCAGCAATGTAATTAAGCATTGCATCTGCACGTAGTGCGTCATCAAGTGACCATGTTGTTTCCAATTCATTCATAGTCACAGTCAAATCCTCTGATGTCAACAACCTCCAGATAAGAGACTCTTTCTTTAATTCGTCTGAGAGTCTTGCGTCGATATTGGGGGTTGTTGAAACTTCATCTTCGTGAAGAGACTTCCAATACCTGTTCCCTCGAAAAAATCTGCAAAATTTACCTGCACTACAAAAGCTAAAACCTTGAATAAAAATAGAAACTTTTGTGAAAACACTACATCAAAGTTTTGTGGAACTGACACATCGAATGCTCCAACTCTGGTGGATAAAAGTAACTCAGAAACCAGTTTGGTGAATTCCTTTTCAGGCAATTGCATAAACAATTTTTCTAATGCAGGTCCTACAGTGCTCAAATCAAAACTTGATCCTTCATTCAAGACCCCTGAAGAATCAACACCTTTTGCAAGTTCACCTATTGCAGGTCCAAACTTTGATGACAATGAATGCAAGATACATAGACTCTTCCTTGCAGCAAAAGGTGTAACATAAACTGTTTGATCTCCTATTTGCTTTTCCTGTGCTTCCAATCCCATTTTGTTCTCCTTGTGTGGTGGTGTGATGGTGCCAGAGACATCCAGATCACTTCTGGTCTACTTTCTGTTTATGTGTATAGGTATATATTCATAATTTTATCAGCGACCTGAGTGATCTAGATGTCTCTAGATGATAGAGTATCTATACCTCTGAATTGCTCCCTACAAGCATATTGAAGTCAGCAGCATCAATTGTCCATTCTCTATTGGTAATTTCCTTACCAAACTCAACATTCGCTGGCTTACGTATCCATGCAGTTCCTGAAAATAGTGTGGTTGTACCACCTGCATCTTTGCAAATCATAGGTACTACACCTGCTCCAGAAATTTCGTCAGCGGCGATAATAGCAGAAAGAACATCATTGCTTGGCGATGTCTGTAGAAGAGTCAAGACAACATTACCACTTTTGTCAGATGACTTTGCCCTTGATGTTCTGCCATCAGCACCTGTAACTTTAGTGAATGAGTCACCTTCTCTTTGAGCGGTGATAAATGTCCCATCAGCAAAGCCACCCATGATGGCACCACCAATGGTTAGAACAACTTTTTGTGGGTCATATGTACTTACAGACATAGTGTCTCCTTGGGTTTAATATGTTAATTTTAAAGTTTATGGATTTACCTTGCCAGTGATATTCACAATGTGTATTGCACCAGCTAATTTGGCAGAAAATGTCAAATTGTTTAATGTCCTTGAAGATTTATCACCTGCAGAAACATTAGCTGCAAGAGGAACATTGACAATGTACGGTGGCGTTTCAGCAATCCCACCAACAGAAATACCCTCATCAAGTATCTTACGTACATCAGCTTCAATTGAGCCAAGTCCTTTGTCAGTGTAAGGCACTTTTGCTTGACTTACCAGTGTACCAAAAACCTGTTCTGTCATACGTGATTGCAGCCAATCAACGAATATGATGATGTCTATCCATTCACCTTCGCCATCCTTAGAACCCAATGTCACATTCACACTTGCAACTTCCTCATAACGAGAAACGTTCTTTGCTTCAATGTTAGTTTTTTGTGTCCCTGTGAATGTATCAGCAATAATTCCAGATATTGTCTTGAATTCTGTGGTGTATGATCCTGGATCAAGTGGCAGGAATGTACCAAACCATCCAGCTTCGGGATGTGTGGTTGAAGCAGT